GTCAAACTCTACTTGATGAGGCCAATACCCTGTCGTTGCCAACAGTTGCGCTAAAGCAAAGCGGTAGTGACCTCGACGGTAGGGTTTTCAGGTTCAGTATCTACAACTTCCAAAAGCACAATGCTTTTAATAAAATCGTCTAGGACCACCGGCACAACTACGCCGTTTTGCTGTAGGGCGGTATGCGCCATAAACGCAAGGTCCTCCATGCCGATTCCGTCAGCAATCTTCGACGCCTTAGTTTTAAATCGGCGTTCCCAGGCAACAATGGTAAACAGGTTAGTAGTGATTTCCATAGGGCCGTCGCCCTGGTCAACTCTAAGCGTTAATTTCATGTCGGGTTCCTTTGTCTGTAGGTTGAAATCAGCTGACAGCGGTAGTAAGTACGCCGCCCTTAAAAGTAATTGAGATAGTACTTAATTCGCCCATGGTGGCGTTAATGACAGGCAAGGCTTCTAAGTAAGCGCCCGTCAAAGTAAAGCAAGGTTCAGTGGCGCTAGGCGTAGCCAAGCCTGCGACGGTGTTAGAAACTTTGACGATGGTTGTCGTACCCACAAGGGCGGCGAGTGTGGCGTATGTTTCGGACGCAGCATAGGACATATACAAGTCAAGCGTGATTTCCTGATTGGACAGGCCCGCAACAAACACGCGTGACGTGCCACCAAAAGCGGTGGATTCAAGGGCTTCGGCGGTGTTGGTAACAGTGGCAGACGTGCATTGGTCCGTCATCGAAACGGCGTTGATTAGGACGCCGGGATTGCTGAGATAAGTGGAAGTCGCGATTTTAATCAGTCCTTTGGTTCGTTGGTAATAGTTTTAGCAGATTTCGGCGGTGTTGTGTCCTCAACAATAAAACCGTGCAACAGCAACGCCTCAACGTTAACGCCCGCTTCAGGTTCGTATTTGTCGCCAGGTGTTCCAATTCGTGGACTAAGGATTGTGTATTTCATGTCATACCCCTTGCGCTTGTAGGTCAACAACTAAGTCATAGGCGGCAAAAGTTTGCCCGCCGACAGTAACAAAGCCAGGGCGCCCAGACTTCACAGCCACATTGCTAGCTAGAAGCGCCGCAGACATGCTTAAAACGTTGCGTAAGCCGTCCAAGTTGCCTGGCCCTAATGTCAGCACCTTGACGCTAAAACTCATCTTAACAATCTTGCTAGACAGCGCCTCAAAATCGGGTGCGTCTAGGAATACGCAAGGCGGGTTTAATTGTTCAGGGTTAAAGACAACCCGTAGACCTGTCACCGTTGCCAGCTTTGTTGCAAGGTCATCTATGGCCTCATTGAAAAGGTCTGTGTAAACAGTCATTAGGCAACCGCTGGTCGAGGGATACCGGCAAGCTGTTTGATTAGCGGACTAAGGCCCGTACTGACAGGTGTACCCATGTCTGTAAATCCCGCAAAGTCATTGACGGCGCCACGCTGACGATATAAAGCGCCCGCATACATTGTCGTTGCCAAAGTGACATCGCTACCAGGCGAAGTTGTCAAGCTGTCCGTATATCCCGATTCTTGACGGCGACGAAACAGGAAGTTTGATGCACTTGACGCACATTGCGTAAGAAACGCTGTTTCGTCTACGCCAGCCAAAGCAATTCCAAGCCAAGTTGCAACAGCAGGACCTAAAACCCAAGTGCAAGTTTCCGTGTACGTCAAAGTTCCTTGCGGAATTAACGCTGTGCGTGCGGCGTCATCACCAACGTTGTAAAACAACACCTGGTTAGGTATTAGCACCTGATAGTCAAACAGCAAGTCGCCTTGACTGTTGACACCTATAAACAGGTATGCGGGCAAAGCGTAGACGTTATGCGTGCCGTTAAAAGTTGACCCGCTACTAGCCAGGGTAAACGGAAGTCCTAAATCTAAATCGGGTTCCGTCAAAGTTTGGACGACAGCATAATTGTCTAAACGCTGTGTAAAAGTAACGCTATATACAGCCATGGGCGGCTAACCGCCTTTCGACTATGCCTGGGTAATCTTTTGAATCATGCTTGAGTTAGCAGCAAAAAATGCTGCATAACCATAAACCGTCATTTGGCGAGACACCGTAGACGGGACCTCAACACTTAGCATGCCTTCGTCTTGACGATATATTTCCGAAGCATTGCTGTTAAAAATGACCATGGTTTTAGCGGCAAAATTGTTGTCAACGACGATTTGCAAACCTAGTGGGTTGGCGTTTTGGAATGCGTTAATTCCGCCAGCGCCGATTGCGTTTTGGGCATTTAGCCCGCCGCCTGTGTATCCAAAAATCGGTCTGTCTGCCGTATCCGTTAATTGCATCATCAAACCCCATGTGGCAGGGTCGACAGCGATATGAGTTGGCAGAAAGTTTGTTGCAGCAGCCGTTACAACGGCGGCGTCGTAGATTGACTTCAAAAGGTCAACCGTTGTTAAGTCCCAGACGCCAGCTGACGTTGCAGCAGCTAACAAACTGTCGCAAGCATAATTGTCAATCGCTTTCAGGTATTGGCCTGCGAGGTCTTGCATAATCACAGACATTGACGCAGGGTCACTCATAGAAATTGCTTGGTAGGACAAACTAGCGCTACCTGCAAAAGTAACTTTGGAAACGGTGTTTGCTGCAATCACAGAAGTTGTTGACGACACGGCGTCAAACTGGTTTGTCTGTTCTGCGACGGTGGGGTGTGTGGTCCAAGTCGGGCGAAAAAACGAAGTTCCACTTCCGCCGCCAGGCATCGCCCTTGTCCCCACAGCTGTCAAAAGCGGGGCAACGTAGTTGATGTTCGCAAAAACAGGTCCCAAAATTTCTTTTGGAATAATACCGGCAACATTGGTGGTGTTTGTGTCGGCAAATTCTAAGTCCGATTTGTGGTAGGCCCGATAGTCGGCCCAAACTTTATTGGCGTTAGCGGCTTCAATTCCGCCCTTGTGCATGGCAACCAAATATTCCGCTGCGTTTGGTAGGCGTGGTTCACGCTTAGCACTAGCAAAAATTGGTGCGGTTGGCACAATGACTTCGGCTTCAAGTTCCATGGGGGTTTCCTCTGTTTCGGTTTCGGTTTCGGTTTCGGTTTCAGGTTCCGTGTCAGGTTCGGACGCTGCGACTTTTGTTATGGTAGCACCCGCATATGCCCCGATGGGGACGATAGACAGCTCTACGAATTCACCCTTGAGGACAGTCATATTGCCTTTGTCGTCATACTTAAATTCAATAGGGTTTACGCCTACGGAAACGCTGTCAAGTACGCCGTCGGCCATAAGCACTAGCGCTTCGTCGCCTGCACGGGTGTTTGACACGGTAGCCGAAAAATACATGGCCTCAGGGCTGTCTACCCTTTCGCTAACCAGCCCTATTGCCTGGGTTGAGTCGTGGTACATGTAAAGCTTCGGTGCTTTGCCGTCTACGGGCAAACTACCTGGCGCAAATTGCACTTCGGTTCCGTCGCTAACGGTGGCGTACACGTTGTATGGGACAGCCACGCCAGTAATGGTGCGTCGAGGCAAACCGTCTGGGCCTGCAGCGTCAACGCTAAACGTGTTAGAAGTAAATTTAATCATGATGCTATTTCCTCTTGTGTGTTTTGTTGTGGCATTGGTTCGTAATCGGACATTTGATGGACTTCAAGCATTTTTTCGGTGTCCCATTTGACATAGGTTCCCCTGGGTAGCTGTTGGCTTAACGCTGCGGTGATTGCGGTGGCGTACATTGACAAACCAAAAGTCCACAAGTCACTTTTTGCGCTGGCGCTAGTCGAATATGCGTAACTACCTGTTGATAAACCCAATAGATACGGGGGAATATTGCACAAATTAGCGATTTCCCGACTTTGGTATTCTGCTGCGTCAATCAACAACATTTTGTCTGGTGTCGCTGTCGTTTCTGTGTAGGTCAAATATTCGTTTAGTGCTGCCGTCTGGTTAGTCATACGTGCGGCGTTAAACGCTTCAGCTAATGCAGCAAGTTCTAAAGCACTCAAGGGTTCGCCCCCGACCTGGCGAAGATATCCGGCGGGGATGGCTGACGTGCTATTGCGATTACGTGCAGCTTCCAGCTTAAGCGCTGTATCTATTGTCTGTTCCGACATAAAAATCATGCCTTGTGTTGGACTGTAAATCTGTACAACATCGGCTGGGTCTAAAGCGCCACCGTTAAAATAGATTTCTTTGCTTTTACCAAACCACACAGGGGCGTTAGCGTCAGGTGTTGATATTGAACCTTGCGGTAAACGGGTAGCGGACGCCATATAGCCGTCCTTAGTGCGAGAAGTTATATAGAGAAAACACCTTCCGAAAAAAAATAAATCATCAAAGACCCACGGGAATAGGAAACTGTTTGGCATTTCGGGGTCTAGTTGACGCAACCAGCTTCGAGGCGCCAACGGCACCTCCTCCATTCCCTCGCCGTTCCACATTTCACCGCACATCTTTAATTCCATTGACGCAAGCACCGCCGCCATAAGGTCACGGCTACGGCTGATAGACGCCACAGACATTGCACGGTTACGCAACGTGCCCGCCTGATAACTCCACCAATCACCAATAAGGTTCGGGCCTGCAACCTGACTTGAATAGTAGGCGCCACCAACAGCAGCTGCGGTAACTTCAGGTTGCGGGCTGACCGCCGCTTTAGTTACTTTGCTAGTGAAAATTCCCATGTTGCTTTCCTTTAGGGGGTTGTCCCTGCCCGACCCGACGCCAGGCAAGGACTAGCCAAACTTTAGCCCAACGCAATGTCACGGTGTCCGTGAAACAGCAAACATTGGTTTCCCCACAACTTTAGGCCTTGACGATTCCGCTATCGCCCAAACCATACAGCGGGCTAACTCAATCGGCCCAGGCGATTTCTGCGACGACAGCACAACACCGGAACCCGTCTTAGTTAGGACGGCACGGTTGACATGTTCCGCTAACGCCAATTCGCCACGGTGTCTAACTTTGCCCTCAACAATCATTTTTTGGATAAGGCCTGAATACTTTAACAATTCGCCGTAACCAATGGTTGTGGTTCGCCTTTCCAAAATTGTTGGCAAATGCAAATGCAGCGACGGTGTAATAACTAGGGCCGTCTGGGTGTCTGCCATGACCCGCCCAATTTCTGCCCAGCATGCGTCCTCGGTATCCACCATAAATTCTACGATTACATGCGCTTTGGATTCGTGGACGACAGACCGCACGCCCACATAACGTCCGTCTGCGAGGTCTGTGTCTACAGCTAACACGCCACCGGCAGGCATAGGTAAATCCGTTAACTGTTTGTCCCACAGTCCGACAGGTAGCCAAGCGCCCCTAGC